GGTGCGAAACGATCGCGAGATTCCGCTAGTGGCTCAAATCTGAAACGGCTAAAGGTGCGAGCATGTCAGTAAAGCCGCTGACTCAAGCCGCTTTAGCCAAGGCGCTAGGGCTCACCGAAGGCCGCGTTTCGCAGCTCAAAACGCTCGGAATGCCGCTGAGCTCGGTCGAGGCGGCGCAGGCCTGGCGCGAGCAGCAGCAAAACGTGGCCGCGCGCAAGCCGCTGCCGGCCAGCGGCGCCGATTTTCGCGGCTGCGGCGCCGATTTTGCGCGCGTGCACGCCGCCGAGCGCGATTTTTCAGCTGCGCCGGCCGATTTTTCGGCCGCCGGCCCGATTTTTGCGCCCGGCGCGCGCGATTTTGCGCCCGCAGAGCCGTTTTTTGGCCAAACTGGGCCTGCGGTGCCTGCCGGCCCCGATTTTGGCCGCCAAGGGCCGGATTTTGAGCCTGCGGGGCCGATTTTTGAGCCCACCAAGCCCGCCGCCGCGCCGTTTGCGCCAAATTCGGCCCCCAAGCCGGTTTTGGGCCTCATGGACGAAGATTTCCAGATGGCGCGCACCCGGCGCGAGATCGCCGAGGCCAATTTGGCCGAAATGCGCGAGGCCGAGCTCGAGGGCCGGCTGATACGGGTCGAGGTCATCCGCGCAGCATGGGCCAAGCGCGTGGCCAGCACCCGCGATGCCCTGCTGCAAATCCCCAGCCGCTTAGCGCCCACCGTGGCCGCGCAGTCCGACGTAGACCAGGTGGCCCGCGTGCTCGAAGAGGAGCTGCGCCAAGCGCTGGCCGAGCTGAGCCGCGACGGCGTGCCTGTGCAGGAGGTGGCCTAGCCATGGGTGCCCGCGAATCTGCCGCCCTTGCCGACCCGGCGCGCGCCGAGCGCTTGGTGGCCGAGCTGTTCGCGGAATTCCTACGCCCCCCAGCCGCCGTAACGGTCAGCCAGTGGGCGGATACGCACCGGATGCTGTCCGGCAAGGCGTCCAGCGAGCCCGGCCCCTGGCGCACCGACCGCACCCCGTACCTGCGCCAGATCATGGACGACCTGAGCGCCCGCAGCAGCGTGCAAGAGGTGGTGGTGATGTTTGCCGCGCAGCTGGGCAAGAGCGAAAGCGGAATGAACTGGCTAGGCTACATCATCGACAATGAGCCCGGCCCGGTCATGTGCGTGCAGCCCACCACCGACATGGCCAAGCGCTTCAGTCGGCAGCGCATCACGCCCATGCTCGAGGAGACGCCCGTACTGCGCCGCAAAGTGCGCGAAAACCGCAGCCGCGACGACGCCAACACCACGCTCATGAAAGATTTTGCTGGCGGCGTGCTGGTGGTGTCTGGCGGCAACAGCGCGGCCAGCCTGCGCTCGATGCCGGTGCGCTACCTGTTCCTCGACGAAATCGACGCCTACCCGCTCGATGTTGACGGCGAGGGCGACCCGGTGGCGCTGGCCGAAAAGCGCACCAGCACCTTTGCGCGGCGCAAGGTGCTCAAGGTGTCCACGCCCACCACCAAAGATTTTTCGCGCATCGAGAGCGCCTACCTGCAGACCAATGCCTGCCGCTACCACGTGCCCTGCCCGCACTGCGGCGAGCACCAGGCGCTGGAGTGGGGCGCAAAGGGCGAGCACGGCCTGCGCTGGCACAAGCTCGAGGACGGATCGCCCGACCTCACCAGCGTGCATTACGTGTGCAGGCACTGCGGCGGCGTGATCGACGAGCACCACAAACCCGCCATGCTGTCGCGCGGCGAGTGGCGGGCCAGCAAGGCCCCCAACCGCGCCAACCGCCAAACCGGCTATCACCTCAACGCGATTTATGCCCCATTGGGTTGGATCAGCTGGCCCGATCTGGTGGCGCAGTGGCACGATGCCATGCTGGCCGCCAAGCAGGGCGACGTGAGCAAGCTCAAGACCTTCACCAACACCGTTTTGGCCGAGACTTGGGAGGAGCAGGGCGACAAAGTGGCCACGCACGAGCTGGCCCGCCGCGCCGAAGACTACCCGCTTGGCCACGTGCCCCATGGCGGCCTGATGCTGAGCATGGGCGTCGATGTGCAGGGCGACCGCATCGAGTACCGCACGTGGGCATGGGGCCGTGGGCAAGAGAGCTGGCTTATCGACCGCGAGCTGATCTACGGCGACCCGGCGGTCGAGGAGGGCCAGCCCGGCAGCGTGTGGGCGCGCTTGACCGAGCGCCGCCGCACACCCTACCTGCACGCCAGTGGCTCGCAGGTGCTGGTGCAGGCCTGCGCCATCGACACCGGCGGCCACCACACCCAGCAGGTGTACGGCTACGTGCGCGCGCACCACCACGCCAACGTTCTGGCCGTCAAGGGCAGCAGCGCCAAGGGCAAGGCGATTTTGAGCAAGCCCAGCGACATCGACGTAACCTGGCGCGGCCAGAAAATCCCCCGGGGCGTCAAGCTCTGGCTGGTGGGCACCGACATTGCCAAAGGCGTGATCTACGGGCGCCTGCGCCAAGCCCAGCCCGGCCCCGGCTACATCCATCTGCCCAAGGTGCTGGCCAACACCGACGAATTCGAGCAGATGACCGCAGAGCGGCTTGTCACCAAGTATTTCAAGGGCCACCCGCGCATGGAGTGGATCAAGCCCAACGGGAGGCGCAATGAGGCGCTGGACTGCGCCGTGTACGCCTACGCCGCGGCGATTTGGGCTGGCATCGAGCGCTGGACAGACGTGCAATGGAGCCGCCTCGAAGACCGCATTGCGCCCACCATCCGCGACCTTTTTGCCACACCGCCGCCCGATGCCGCGCCCGCCGCGCAGCAGCCCATCACCCAAGCCGTAGGCCAACCGCCGCCACCGGCCCCCCGCCCGCCTACCCGGCGGCCCATCCAGCAGCAAAGACCACGCACATGGTGACCAAGCCCCCAGCCGACCAGCCAGACGCCCTGCAGGCCGTCCAATACACCGACGATGTGGTCGAGTACACACTGCGCTGTGTGCTGGCCCTTGCGCCCAGCTTCCAAGCCTGCCTTGCGCGCCAGATCGAGGCCCAAGTGCGCGGCACTTTTGGCGGCGCTCGGGTGTACGTGGGCAAGCGCGCCGGCGAAGGCACCGCCACCCGCAACGCCGCCATCCGCCGCGACTACCGCGCCGGCGAGCGCCTCGAGCTGCTCGAGCGCCGCTATGGTCTAGGCCGCGTGCAGCTCTGGCGCATCATCAACGACGTGCCAAACCGCTAGGCCGGATCGCGCACACCGCAGACCGAGTGGGCCAGCTTGAGCCCGCGCTGCGCCCGCTGCACAGCCTGCCATGCGCGCGGGTAGGGCAGGCCTGCGTCAATGGCAGCAGCAGACACGCTTTTGCCCTCGACCAGCACAAGCCGCGCAGCATCTTGCGCCGGGCCAGCGCGCAGGCGCAGCAGCTCGGAGAGCGCAGCGAACTGCCTGGCGGTTAGGGTGGTCGCATTACTCTTCATCACGAGGTGTCACTTCCTTGAAGTATATGGAGTGCCCACCGGCATCCGTGACCATGTAGTCCCAGCCGCCAGCAGACCAAGTCTGCTCTACTGCCGGATGCTCGCCGGTCGCGGTGCCGGCATCGTCCCACTCATCGCGCAGGGCGCCAATATGCGACGTCGCCTCACGAGTGTTTTGCATGCCGCTCGGGTAATCGATGGTGTATGTCTGTGCGTTCATAGTCCTGCTCCTGCCCGGTGCCGCCAGGTCGGTGGGCTTGCGATCTTGCTGCCCATGACCCGTACTATACGCGCTTAAACGCGTATGTCAAGCGGTTTTTGCAGCCGCGCAAAAAATTTTTTTGCGTGTTGCGCGCCTGCCACGCCGCCGACCGCGCCCGCCACCCCTGGTTTTTCGCAATTTGCCTTGTTTGCGAAACGCGCGCGCGCCTAGAGTCGCAGCATCATGGCCGAAATTCCAACCGCAGAGCCCGCAAGCGTCAACGCCGGGGACACCGTGCGCTGGCGCCGCACGCTGGCGCAATACCCGGCCAGCAGCGGCTGGCAGCTGACGTACACGCTGCTCAACGCCGCAGGCCGCATCACCATCGCCGCCACGGCGCAGGGTGCCGACCACCTGATTGATGTGGCGGCCAGCGCAACCACCCTGTGGGCGGCTGGTGACTACGCTTGGCGCGCTCAGGTGGCGCTTGCTGGGCAGGTTTTTACTGTTGCCGAGGGGCGCATGACCATCCGGCCTAGCTTTGGGGCCGCCACGCTCGACACCCGCACCGCCACCCGCCGCGCGCTCGAGGCGGTCGAGGCCTATCTGGCCGACCCCGGCAACCTCGCCGCGGCCAAGTACAGCATCGCGGGGCGCAGCCTTGACCGCTTCCCCTTGCCCGAGCTCTGGAGCCACCGCGACCGGCTCAAGGTCGAGGTAGCCCGCGAAGAGGCCGCCACCGGCGCAGGCCTGCCGGGCCGTGGCCGCATCCAAGTGAGGTTTGGCGCATGAACTTTTTTTCTCGGGCTTGGCAGGCGCTGCGCGGCCCTCAGAAGCCGGTGCAGGTGCGCCGCTTTCAAGCCGCGCGCATCGACCGGCTTACCGCCGACTGGCTATCGACCCAGCAGAGCCTCAATGAAGAATTGCGCGGCGACCTCGATCTGTTGCGCCGGCGGGGCCGCGACCTGGTCAACAACAACGACTACGCCAGAAAATTCCGCACAATGGTGCAAGACAACATCGTCGGCCCGTCTGGTGTGCGCCTGCAGAGCCGCGTGGAAGATCGCCCCGGTGTGCCCGACCGCTTGGCTTGCGCCGCGATTGAGTCGGCTTGGCAGGCTTGGCAGCGCGAGGCCGACGCGCAGGGCCGGCAGCACTTCCGCGACCTCTGCGCCACGCTGGTGGGCGGGCTGCCGTC